TTAGCACAAATACAACAGCAACAGACATCGCTTACTGTATCTAGTCATGCCATTAAAGCCAAAGACACACCGAATAGAATCCGGTTCAGTCTCTCATGCTTCACAGATACGCAAGGCACAGCAACTCGCTCAGGCTCGAAACAGAAGCCGGAAAAGACAGTATGCAACTAACTCAAAGCAATGGCTTGCAATCCGCAATGCTCACATTATGTCGCATCCTGATAACAACCTATGCGCTGAGTGTTTAAAAAAAGGGCTCTTTGTACAAATGACAGATGTGGACCATATAGACGGTGACAGCTGGAACAATAACCCGGAGAACTTACAATCTCTTTGTAAGTCATGCCATAGTCGAAAGACTGCTATAGAGGACGGAGGATTTGGAAGATGGTAAAGATTAAATCAAAAAACATAGATGGAGTAACATCCGGTATATGTCGACCAACATGGCAATAAGTACATAATGTTACCTAAAAATACGCACGGGGGTGGGCATGAAAGCTGAGATGATTGTTTCCCGATTCGCTTGCCTAACTTTTTTCACACATCCACAAATAAATAATCATGGCTAAGAAACAACCAGCTCAATTACAGATGCTAAAAGGCGTTGATAAGAAGAACCCTGACCGCATAAATAAGAATGAGCCTCAAGGTGGCAAGATTGGAAATCCTCCTGCTCATTTTAGCAAGGAATTAAAATCTGTATGGAAAGAGTTTGTCGATAATTTGGTCGATGGTGTTTTACAAAAAAGTGACCGTCAATCACTTGAGATTGCTTGTCACTTGATGTTTCAGTTTAGACAGAATCCTGTTGATTTTTCAGGAGCGAAATTATCACGTTTACATTCGTTGCTTGGTTCGTTCGGGATGACGCCAAGCGATAGAAGAAACATATCTGTACCTGACAAGAAACCTGAAAATCCTTTTGATAAATTTAAGTGAGTTACTGCGAGCAAGCTAATCAGTATATTGATGATGTACTGAGTGGAAAAATTATTGCTTGCAAATGGGTAAAACTTGCTTGTCAAAGACAGAAAGACGAATTAAAAAATGGAGTTAAAGGTTATGTGTTTGACAAAGCACGAGCTGAAAGAGTTTGCGAGTTTGTCTATTTTATTCCTCATGTTAAAGGTCGTGTAAAAGGTCAGAAAGTGCCATTGTCTGGCTGGTGGGTATTTATCTATACTACTTTATTTGGGTGGGTTGATGAAAACGTAAACCGCAGATATAAAACGGCTTATATCTCAGTAGCAAGGAAAAACAGTAAGTCAACCGGAATATCGCCTTTATTGCTTTATCTTGCTTTTGCTGACAAAGAGGGTGGTGCTGAGGTTTATTCGGCAGCGACTACAAAAGACCAAGCAGGGATTTTATACCGTACTGCTCGCAATATGGTTAAAGGATGCCCTGAACTTAAAAACGGTCTGGGACTTGAAATTGCAGGTGGCAATATTGAAAAGAGTTCCGCAGGTTCAATTTATCAGACTGATACAAATTCAACAATTCAGGCATTGAGCCGAGACCAAGGCGGAAATCTTGACGGGTTGGACATACATGGAGCAGGGATTGATGAACTACACGCCCATAAAACTAGGGATGTTTGGGATGTTTGCGAGACTGCTACAAGTGCCAGAACTCAGCCGTTGATAATAGCGATAACAACCGCTGGTTTTAATTTATCCGGTATCTGTTACGAGCAAGAAACTTATGTAAAAAAGATTCTAAACAAGACAGTCCAAGATGACAGCTATTTCGGAATTATTTTTACTTTAGATGAAGAAGATTTACAGGATAAGGAAAGGCTTTTTACAGATGAAAAACTATGGCAGAAAGCTAATCCGAACTACGGATTATCTGTCAATCCTGAAGACATAAAGCGAAAAGCACTCAAAGCAAGCCAAATGAGTTCGGCTCAAAGCAACTTTCTTACTAAGCATTTAAACGTATGGGTTAATGCCGATTCGGCATGGCTTGATATGATTAAGTGGGACAAGTGCAAAGCAGAGCTTGAGATTACTGATTATACAGACTGGGATGCTTATCTTGCAGTTGACTTAGCGAGTAAAAATGATATTGCGTGTATTGCAATTTTGTTGAAAAAAGAAAATCAATACAGATTGTTTGTTGATTCGTTTATCAATGAGGAAGCAGCCGAATATAACCAGAATAGTCAATACTATGGGTGGGTTCAAGACGGTTACATGATTGAAACAAACGGCAATGTTACAGATTATGCGGTCATTGAGGAGCATATTATGGAGTATATGGAAATCTTATCGGTCAGAGAGGTTATATTTGACCCGTGGCAGGCTGCTTATATTTCTCAAAACTTAATGCGTAGTGGCGTTAATGTTATTGATTACAGACAAACCGTTCAGCTAATGAGCGAGCCAATGAAAGAACTTGGAGCATTGATACAATCGGGCAAGATTAAACATGATGGCAATCCATGCACAACATGGCAGTTCTCTAATGTTGTTGCTCATGTTGACGCAAAAGAGAACATTTTCCCTCGCAAAGAACAACCACAGAACAAAATAGATGCGGCGGTCGCCACAATTATGGCGCTTGGCAGAGCGAGCCTGAACGAAAATAACAAAATTGATAATGTCAGCGATTTAATAGATTTTGGATGATTAAATGAAAAATTACTTTAAAAAATGGTTTAAAAATTCAACTCTTAAAAATCCTGACGATGCATTGATTGAAGCTATTACCAATAAATCATCAACTGGCGTAAATGTCACAGAGCAAAAAGCCATGCAAGTTGCAGCAGTAACAAGTTGTGTGAGAGTACTCAGTACGGCTTTTGCAGCCCTGCCTTTACACTTGCTTAAAGAAGATGGAGATACAAACACAAAAGCGAAAAGTCATCCGCTTTATTCACTTTTGAGCGCGTCACCGAATGATGAGATGATTGCTTACAATCACCGTCAGTTGATTATGGATAATCTATTGTATAAAGGAACAGCGTACAACGAAGTTTCCAAAGACGGTAGAGGTAGAACCAGGGAGATTGTCCCGTTATGTGGCGAAATGGATGTTTCAAGGGACAAATCCGGAAAACTGGTTTATGACTTTTACGATGGAAAGACAAACCGGATAATTCCAAACTATAAAATGTGGCGAATTACTGGCTATACCAAAAATGGAATCACCGGTCTTTCAAAAATTGCAGAATCAAGAGAAACAATCGGGCAAGCGATAGCTGGAACTGATTTCGCAGGAAATATCTATAAAAATGGCGGTAAATTATCAGGAGTTCTTAAAGTTGCTCAAATGCTTAATCCTGAACAACGAAAAGAGGTTTTAAAAGCATGGAATGATAGTTATTCTGGTTCAGGAAATGCCGGGAAAACAGGGCTCCTTCATAATGGAGCAGAGTTCCAAACCGTGTCAATGAATCTTGTTGATGCGCAATTCCTTGAGACAATGAAGTTTAACCGGTCTCAGATAGCAGGTATTTTTGGCGTTCCTCCGCACATGATAGGCGATTTAGAAAGGGCAACATTCTCAAACATCGAACACCAATCAATTAACTTTGTAATTTACTCACTTTTACCCTACCTGGTTAATTTTGAGCAAACAATCACAAGAGATTTACTAACACCGCAGGAACGGACTGAATATCGGGCGAAATTCTCAGTTGATGGATTGTTGCGTGGCGACAGTAAAGCCAGAGCAGAATTTTACAAAGCGTTATTCAATATGGGCGCTATTGAGATAGACGAAATCAGGAAACTCGAAAACATGAACCCTGTGGCCGGTGGAAACAGCCGATACATGCAGATAAATATGGGAAAAATTGACGAAAACGGCAACATAATAGGTGCAAACAATGAAGATACACAACAAACTGCTTAACCTGATCAAAACTAATCAGAACGCAAACAAGCGATTTGATACAGTTAAAAATGAGTCAGATAACATAACTGAGTTATTCATCTATGATGTCATTGATTCATGGTTTGGAGTTTCGGCTGAGGATTTTGTTAAGACACTCAATTCAATTGATACTGATGAGATAGTTATCAGAATTAACTCTCCCGGAGGTGATGCGTTCGATGGTAGAGCGATTGCCAGTGCAATCAAGGCTCATAAATCAGTAATAACAGCCAAAATTGACGGATTGTGTGCAAGTGCAGCCACAACCATAGCAAATGCTTGTGATGAAGTACATATGGCTGATGGCGCATTTTATATGATTCACAATGCCTGGACAATCGGATTTGGAAACAAAAATGATCTAAGAGAAACAGCGGATTTTCTGGACAAAATAGACAATGCAATCGCAAAAGACTATTCAAGCCGTACAGGATTGGAT